AACGATTTTAGAAAATAACAAGGAGTTATTTTCATAAAAAGTCTTATTTAAAGAAATAAGACTCTCAAGATCACGCATCTGACCCAAGGTGAGATGAATCTCATGACAGATCATATTAAAAGATGATACATACGACAGAGATTCGGTATTTGAACCAAGTATCTTGACATCATTCGATTGAACAATTGAAGAAGAGTTATATGATGCGCTACACATTGTCAAATTCTTGACTCTTTTGTCATCAAAGATTTTCTCAATTCCATGATTGATGTCAGTTCCAAACTCTTGGTTGTCATCAATCATGACACTAATTTGATGGTTCTCCCCAAAGAAAGACATGACAACAGGAAAACTATTCGTCGAATCTGTTACGAAAACATATACGGGGTTTTCAACTGATTTACCTTGAGAAACCATTTTTGGAGAGACCAACCCAGTAACGGGGACAATCTTGACCAGTTTTCCGAGGCCACGCACTTTTTCTTGAAGAACATGACATATGACATGAATCAAGGAATCAGACGCATGATTTGGAGGGCCGATGATAACAACACCAGATAGAATGCCTTGTAATGATTTCAAGACAGCATTCCAGATATGCGCCATAGCCCAACATGTTGTTTTTCCTCCACCTGTCTGCGTGGTGTCGAGAATCTTCATCTGAGTTCTCAAATTTTCAAGACATTCTTTCACGGAAATGAGTCCAATTTTTTTAGAACTCGCATTTGTTGTGCTTGAAAGATGTGCCGGCTTCGAATCATTGAACAAACAATCGGTTTTCACTGACTCATATTCCTTTACAGTATCGAAGCATAGAGGTAAAATATACTCCATAATTTTCGTCTCTTGAACAAATTTCCAGATTTCCCAAAAAAGGGTTTTTCCAGAACTACTCTTGTTCAATGTTCGGAAGATGGCACAAACAACCAGCATGTCACAATGCAACATCAACCATCGTGAAGAACCATTTTTCAAGATGGTTTCAGTATTGTTCAACGTCGATTCCAATACACGAGATTGGCTGAACAGATGTGGTTGAAAATACTTCAACATCATAAATTCGTATAAAACCAACTGATGATTCATATATTGGGATTCATCGGGATTGGGAAGCTTCTTGCTATGCTCATACGATCTCTTGATTAACTCAATCGCAAGATTGATCAAGAAGTCGGAAGTAGCATTCGCGAAGGACTTCTCGTTGATTTGTTGAAGAAAGGGGATAATCAAGACTCTATCGACTGTAAAATCTGATACACGATGACGAGATAACTCATTTGCTTCCCTTGTACGTATATATGAGCAAAAAAGTTGAAGGAAAACCTTCAATCGTTGATTTTTCTCGACTGGGTTGAGTTTTTCGATCAACGAATCAAGGTCAATCACATCAGTTTTACCAGAAATATTCTTCGAACAATAAACACGTGCAGAGATAAGATCCTCCAAAGAAATATTCTGATCCGTAGGAAACATCGATATTAAATCTTGCAGTTTCGGACACATCATTTGTTTAGTCAATCTCTCCCCAGAAGATTCCTTCATAAATATACTCTGGTTAGGGCCATTTCTTAATTCTTGAAATACTCCTATGTTTGGCACTCCAATCGATTTACACAAAACCGGAATCATATCATGTAGGGACGTGGATATATTAAATCGCGAATCCTTTGATTCACCCGCAGAATTGTAAAGCGGATTCGTTTTTGTTATATCGATTACCTGTCCAATCCCAGAAGTAAGAAAAATCATATCGATGCGTTTCATTAAATCGGGAGACAGATAAGTAGGTTGTATCGTGGGAACGCTTACTGGAGTTCCTGTAAAGTTCGGTTCAACTTTATCGTTCTCCGTCGACGATTTGGTCATAAATTTCGGAAGTTTCTGAACTGGGACACTGATTGACGAGTATTCAGCAATTTCCCAATCATCAGAATATCCAACACTGCCATCCGAAACTTGTACAGATTGGGACGGGAATGCGTCATTTTGAGAGCTCACATGCGTTCCGAGTGTTGAAACACTGCCATCCGAAACTTGTACAGATTGGGACGGGAATGCGTCATTTTGAGAGCTCACATGCGTTCCGGGTGTTGGGGCGCTGCCATCCGAAACTTGTACAGATTGGGACGGGAATGCTCCATTTTGACCGCTTGTGAGCGGTCCGAGTGTTGCGTCTTCGAATAAAGGACCTCCCTCAACAGAAACAGATTGTCCACCAGAAGCTGACGCGACTGGAACAACTGTTTCGATTGCAGGGGGTCTTTTCTTCAAAAGATCTTTATTTTTTTGACTCTTTTTCTGAGGCATAATATACGGCAACAAGCAATAATAGGGTAATTTTTCGCATTTTTACCATCAATTTTTCAGAATAATCCAATCAAGTTATTGCTATCAACTTCTATCATGTATGATGGGTAATCACGTTGTTCATAGCACGTAGAAAAACACATTGGGTCATCTTTACATTTTCCTAAACTATGTACGCATTCCAGTTTTTCCCCCTTCGCCGGATTAACCCCGCAGTAGAACCCATTTTTATTCATATCATAACACATTTCAGCAGTCATATCTTTCCAGCATTTCGTGTTATAATTCCCTTTTTTAAATTCATCGAAAGTCATGTCCGGACCGCAATATCCGAGTTCGCTATCCATATTTTTAAAATCTGGGATAGGAACAGTAAATCTCTCCACTTCTCCCTTCTCCAAAAAAGCGAATATAGCAGTGATAAGAATTATTATTATAATATATGAGATACGCATTATATTATAGTATAGAAACAATAAAATTTCATCAAAAATTTCCCCCAGAACTACCACATCGGTCGTTCTTCATAGTTTGAAACTGACATTCATATGATTCCCAATTATCGGCATTCACTCCGCAAACTGTCCCGCTCTTTCTTATCTGACAGCAGTCCGCTTCCGTCATGCGCATTGTATCGCCTCCGATACATTGGACGCTGACGTTATCATCGCGACTAAATTGAGAGAAGTCCGGCCCACAGAAGCCTTTTTTTACAGAGCCCCCTCTATTCTTTTTAAAAGTGAGCAATTCGTAGTCATTTCTGAATGGGAGAATAAATATAACGATAAGGAAAAGAGTAAATATAATAAAAATGTATAAGTTATCTTCCATTATATAGTAATAATAGAATAAAAAATAATTGATAAAAAATATGGATGATTTTTAATGGACTAAAAATGACAACAACCTCCACAGTAAATTTTAATATTATTACATTCAATGTTGGAACACCGTTCAGTTTTACTCCATCGGAATATCCTGACTGCGACCCAGCAATCCTTGACCGCATAAAAAGAAAGAACGCGATTCTTTCTTTATTTACAAGTTGGCTCAGAACATCTCCTATAATTGTATTACAGGAGGTCCCCTATAATTGGAAGGAAGATTTCGACCGATATTTTACAAAACGTGATTATACATTTCACTGTATGAACTACGGTCAGAAAAAAAATGGGATATTGGGCGTAGGAATTGCGGTCCCCGCTTCTTACGCAATTGACCCCACAGAAGTCGAATTTATACGCGTAGCGGATTATATCGATTGCGATTACGATTCATCTGATGACTACTCTTCTGATAATGAAGTTGAGAACGCAAAGAAACGCGCAAATCTTGTGATAAGGATGAAGATTCGTCTAAACAATGGAAAATCATTCTACTTGTATAATTACCACATGCCCTGCGCTTTCAAAACGCCTCTCGTTCAGATTCTTCATATTCAGGCATTGAAGCGAATTATCGCCTCATTTCCTGATATCCCGTATATTTTGGCGGGAGATATGAACGTTCTTCCAACGTCGAAGGAATATGAGTTTTTGACTGATACAACATCACCAATAACTCTAAAAAGTTCATATCTCATTGCGAACAAAGAAGAACCCAACTTTACGTGTTTCAATTATACTACATTCGGAGGGGAATTTTGCGGTTGTCTGGATTATATTTTCGTATCAGAAGAGTTCAAGGTCTTGAAGAGTCATTTATTATTGACGACAACAACCGAACTTCCTAATGCGGATTGTCCGAGCGACCATTTACCCCTACGTTCTGTTTTATCACTCTAAGAGAAAACAAATTTTATAAACTCATACTCACGCATACAAACTACTCTTGCGCATTCTATCCTCTTTATAGATACAATGTAATTCCTTAAATTTCAATATCATTTTTCGACTGAACAAATCTTTTATTTCGGCTTTGCGGTTTTCAAAAATAAACTTCTGAACCAGTGCGCAACTGGGCGCGAGATATTTAATACCGTTATAGAACTCTTCAACCATCGCACAGTATTCATCATTCATATCGACATTCTTGTATTTACAGAAGAACTTGATAATTTGGTTGAATGAGTCGATACTTGCGATGTCGAACTCTACGCACATATCGACGCGTCCAGCCCTTTTAAAGGCTTCGCTGAGCCGGTCGTAATGGTTCGTGGTCATTATGGTCATAAGCCGGTTTTTTTTGGCGAGTCCGTCCATTATATTGAGGACTGTGCTAATTGAAACTTGCTTCTTTTCTTTTTCGTCAAATAGACCGTCGATATCTTCAATAACGAGTAGGCCGTTAATTGGTAGGCTGGATATTAATTTTTTGAATATTTCGTCGGTTATATTGACGGAAAATGACATGAGGTATATGTCGAGATTGTATTGGCTGGCGATGGCGCTAATCAGGCTGGTTTTACCATTTCCGGGCGGTCCAAAGAATAGGTAGTTTCTTTTGTAAGGATGTCCGAATGTTTGGTAATCTTCTTCGCTGGAAAGAAAATCGTCGATATCTTTAATGATTTCGTCTTTATTTTTGATAAAGACGGTATCTATGCTTCTTTTTTTATTCTTTGATATTAAATCCCAGTGGCCTTTTGGTGATGGTATAAATACTTTGAAAAATTCATATACATCGTTATTTTTATTATAATATGCTGACATATTCGCCACAAAGAATTGTATATCTGACTTTTTTCCGGTTAGATATACTTTTTTGTAGGGGGTTAAAACATTTGCGCGGTGTATTTCGGGGGAATACTCATATAGGAGCTCGATGGATGATGAGGCCACTCCCACATTTTCAATCGGAATAATATATAACCCTTCTGTTATTTGAAAGGCTACTTCATTGGCGACCAATTTCTGTAATTTCCGGTTATTTTTACCACATTTATCATCATCGTCATCGGTATGACAAGAGTATGGACTAAAATAATCGTATGATAATAATTTAGACTCTTTATTTTCTTTTTTGAATAGATAGTCGGATAGTTCAAAACAGGTTATGGTTGGGTCATCATCGGTATTTTTAATTTGTTTCGTTTTGTATAAAACGTAGGTTGCGTATTCAATTAGCGAATCTTGAAATTCGCCATGTGGTATATATACTTTAATATCTTGTGATTCCATTGTATAATAATTTATAATTATATGAGTATAACTCTTTAAGTTGTTTTCAATCCAATTTTGTTTTTTCCATCTAATTTTTTTCTTTTTATTCTCATGGATAAATCGAATCAACTCATTATTTCAAAAACCCCCAAAAACGTTCTTTCACAGGAATTGGTTTCCAAAATAAATGTATCGACCACTGATATATATCACGCCGGTCATAAGGTAAAAAAGTATAAGACGAAATTAGAGGAATCATCAAAACAGATGGAGTCGTTTATATTGAGTAATACGGAGAAGGAGCGTCAGGCGGTTGTGGAGGCAATGAACGCGCTCAAATCGAAAGTGGATTGCTTGAAGACGGAGAAGCAGTATAAGACGTTGGAGGAAGAAATGAAATATTTAGAAAATAAATTGAATATTACTATGGAGAATGTTTATAAGCAATATTCAAGGGCGATAAAGAAGATTTGCGACGCTTATCCGGATAAGAAGGAGCGGTCTATAAAGATGGAGGAGTTCCATGAAGTTTTGGGGGATGCTTTTTTGACGCGCGACGAGCGTAAAATAATGGCGTTAATAAAGGATAAAATACGGGAAATACCGCATAATATGGTCGAGATTCCTATGATTCTGAACTGATGTTAATATGAGAAAGCGAATCAAATATCCTTCTACAAAATGATGAGTTCCCATTATTTTTTGTTCTTTCTGATTGAAGGAATCTTTTTAATTCTTTTAAATCATCATTATCTATTTTACCCATATTAATTGGATCTGATACATAGAAATTATAGTTTACATTATTAAATAACAATTCTTTAAATTTTGGTGATCCACCAACAGTATTATATACAACATATCTATAATAGTAAGTTTTTACACCTCCAATATTACCAAAAAATATATATGGTTCATTGGGAGGAATATTCCATATAGGAGTTTTTAAAATTTTTACAGGAGGAGTATCTGCTGGCATTTTACTATACTGAACTTCTGGCTGGCGGTGTGCAGAAGCTCCCATAGTTCGTGAATTATTATTCGCATTCATTATTATTCTAGCATTAAATTTTACAAAATCATATACATCTAATTTTCCATTTTCTTCAATCCCCCCCCCCCC